GGTATTATGAAAAGAAAGGGTACAATACAAAAACAATTTTTGATCCAACTGTTGGTGTGGAAGACTTGACCAAAGAGATGGAGAAGTTTGACAATTACACTGAACAGGATATTGTCGGTCTGGTAGAAACGGATTTAGTTATCACTCCTACGATTCGGTACTGTACCAATATGTTAACTACTGAGATTCAGGCGGCTGATGATGCAATGGATTTGATTGAGAGTTTCATGAAGATTCCTGATGTCGGCATGCCATTGAATAATGATGGGTTAACCACTGTAACACGAGGTGCAAGAAAAGGGTGCCTTTATATGAGGTCTTCAGCCCAAGGTTTTGGGAAAAGTCGTATGGCTGTAGGAGATGCAGTAAAAGATTCGATACCATATTATTATGATAGTAAATCAAAAGATTGGAAATATACTGGTTTGTCTGAACCCACATTATATATTACGACAGAAATGACTGTAGATGAAATTCAAACTATAGTTATTGCAACCGTTTCTAAAGTAAATGAAGAACATATTTTGTATGGAGAATATAAAGAGGGGGAATTAGACAGGGTAAAACAAGCCGTTCAATATATTAAATCCTCACCTATATATATTGTCCATATTCCTGATTTTTCAATTGACGATATAAAAAATATAATTAAAAAATATAATAGGGAATATCGTGTTGAATATATATATTTTGATTATATATGGAATAGTATGCGTTTGATGTCAGAAGTGTCCAGTAAAACTAGGATGGGCGGTTTAAAAGAACACCAGCTTCTGTTAGTTTTTTCGACAGAACTAAAAACCCTTGCACAACAATTAGATATTCATATTGCTACCGCATCACAGCTTAATGGTGAAGCACAAAATGCTCTTATTAAAGATCAGAATCTTCTTGCTGGGGCAAAAGCATTAGCGAATAAATTGGATGTTGGTATTATTTCAATGCCGCCTAACGCTAGAGAGAGTGAGAAACTTAATACAATTATTCAAACTCATTTTGGATTACGGATGCCGAATATGGGGCATTGGGTGTATAAAGTTAGGCGTGGACGTTTGACAAAATTAATTATTTGGAGCGATATTGATCTTGGTACGATGACAGAAGAAGCCCTGTTCGTAACGGATTTTGATTTTAATCTTATTGATATTGATTTTACTCAGATTGAACAAGTTGAAGCTAAGATTCAGGAGCATTCTGTTCTGGAGTCCCATGTACATGATGAAAAACCCGAAATTGTAGAAGAAGTTAATTCGAAACCAGTTAGAAATGAAGAAAAGAATATAATGAATATTAAAGAACATGATAAATTTATTTTTCATTCAGAAAATGGTATGGATTATCGGATTGAAGTAATTAGTGTTAACGAATTTAGAGAGCCATCAATGAAGTATGGTTGTGATGTTTGGGATGAAAATGGTGCTTATGCGGGTGATGTTACGTTTATGGGAGATGATTTTTTTAATGAACATAGGACTCAGCTTGAAACAGTTGAAGATTGGGCAGAAACAAAAGAGCAGACAGTGAAAAGAAGTTTTGATTGGTGAGAGAAGATATGTATTTAGATCAGAAAAAAATATTAGATTCATTAACTGACGAAGATATCATTAAGATTTGTGCAGAACTTGGCTCACCAGAATATAAGCGAGATAGTCAAGGGAATCTTTTGTTCTCGACAGCGATTTGTCACGGTGGGGACAGTCCTTATAAATTAACATATTATCATGATTCTCATCGCTTCAAATGTTGGACATGTTCAGATTCATATGGAATTATTGAATTAGTTATTCGTGCTCATAGATTAAAAGGCAAGACACTAACTTACTATCGTGCTTTATATTATATAGCTTCTAAAACTGGTCGGCTATATGAAAAAGACCCTGAACAGATTCCACCTGAAAAAACCATTACAGATTTTGAGTGGATTAATCGTCTTAAATCTGCAAAGAAAAACTCAAAGGCCGTACCTAATTTGACTGAGATTAATGAGAATATACTTGATATATTTTGGTATGCGCCATATCAAGGTTGGCTTGATGAGCATATTACTCGTGAAGCAATGTCCAGATTTGAAATAGGATATTATGGATTAACTAATCAGATAACTATTCCACATCGAGATATTAACGAGCGGCTTATTGGTATTAGGGGACGATTCTTAGACGATGAAGATGTTGAACGTTTTGGTAAATATGTGCCATTGCAGATTGGTGGACGCTTCTTGAGTCATCAGCTTGGCAGTAACTTATATGGCATTCATGTTGCTAAAGATAAAATACGACAATGTAAAAAAGTAATGCTGGTTGAAGCTGAAAAATCAGTGCTACAAGCTTATTCATATTTTGGAGATGATAGTTTTGTGGTCGGACTATGTGGGTCAAACATTTCAAAAACACAAATTAAAATTATATTGGAGCAACTACAAGTCGAAGAGGTTATCGTAGGACTGGATCGAGAGTATGAAGAGTCAGATAGTTATGAAGCAACTGCGTATTATCAGAAGCTGATTAAAAAGGTTGCGCCTCTTGTACCATATGTCAGGGTTTATCTGGTGCTTGATAAAGAGCATCGGCTTGGATATAAAGATTCTCCTACTGATAAGGGTAAAGATATCTTGCTACAGTTAATGAAAGAAAAAATTTTAGTAACAATGGATGATGTTAATGATGTAATGAAAAGAAAGGACTGAGAATTATGAGTGTGATTATTGAACTGATTGTGAAACTCGTTGGTGGCATGTGTGCTCTTATGGCTGCGGGACTGAATTGTCGAACGTTTTTTGGTGGCAAGAAAGATGCGACATTTAAAGATATTGCGACAGCAGTTATCCCGTTGGTGTTGATGGTGGTGTTTACTTATACAATGGTTGTTCAGTTTTGATTGGGGGTGAAAGATATGAAAGTCGGAGATTTAGTAAGAGTTAAAAATTGGGGCGGTGGTTTTACAACGAATACTCCATGGTTTTTGGATCATGTGCATGATTTGGATGTCAATTATCTCATTCGCTATGCTTATAATGATTCTACAAATTATTTGAAGTGTAAAAACAATGATGATCGAATTTTTGAAGTGTTGTATGTAGACGATGCGCTATCACCTAATGCATTAATTACTTTAGCAGCTGATTCAATGGATTATAATGACAATGATTATAGAAAGGTTTTTCTCATTGGTTGTAAGGACTTGAAACTTGCAAATGAACCTGAAGTTCATTCTATGACACTGAAAGAGATTGAAAAAGAACTTGGTTATAAAGTATCAATCATTTCTGAATAAGGAGAATATAATATGAAAAAAAACTGGAAGAAACTTGTAATCGCTGCTCTGTGTATGATGATGGTAGTCGCATTTTTTGCGACATCTGTATCAGCTAAACCTAAGAATGGTCGCTGGACTGATCCTAAGACTGGACATGTGTATATCATGAAGAATGGTAAGCCCAGAACAGGATATTTTAAATATCACGGTAAAACTTATTATGGGCATAAAACCAGTTCAAGTTCTTATCCAAAGGGTTCTTGTACAACTGATGCTCTTAGGATCAGACATGGTAAGATGTATTACTTTAAGAGTAATGGTCAGAAGCAGACAAAAAGCAGTAGATATATTAAACTCAATCATCATAGTACAAGCGTCAAATATTTGACTGCTGGTAGGATGAGCCGATATAATGCTAATCGCCGTTGTTATCAGTGGCTGAATCCAAATAGTGGTCGATGGGAAGACACAGGTATGGCTTGCTACCCGTATGGCTCTATTGACTGGCAGAAGTAAAAAATAAGTGGAAAAAAGAATTAAATTTTGAGTTCTGGATAGTCCCGTGAGGGGATGAAGGGGTGAGTAGATGGCATCAAAAATTACCATCAAAAGCCCCTTAATTTTAGATTAGAGGGGAAGTGTTAAATATGGGTAATGATTTGGTGGAGAATTATAATGAATCAATGGATGAATTTTTTAAGGGGAAAGTGAGGTCTGTTGCTAATGCTGACCGAGGTGTGCTGCCTAGACTGAGTTATAGTGGGCTGGAAGTTTATAAAACATGTCCGTTTCAATATAACTTAAAATACGGTGAAAAGAAGTATAGCAAAGATACCACACTGGCACTTGAGTTAGGGTCACTGCTTCACAAAATAGAAGAAGAACGTGTTAAGTATATTATTGTTGGTCAACCTATTGATTATGATAATCTGGAATTTATTCTGAAATATGGTACGGTTGAAACTGATTCAAAAACGAGAGAACATATCTTAGGATTAGATGAATTAAAGCGGAAATATTTCGAAGAATGGTATACACCAGACAATGCTTCAGGTATGACATACGAAGAAAAAATGGAAGTATTTAAAAAGAGTATGTATCATGAAATGGAAGACACATCAATCTGGCGTCCTGTATATACTGAGTTGCCGTTTGAATTTGTATATAAAGATAGAGTTATTTTTAATGGGTTTATTGATAGAGTGGATCAGAATGTGTATGGTAGCTTTCGTACAGTGGATTATAAGACCTCGAAAGCTATATATAAAAGCGATAAAATTGCGACATCACTTCAGTTTGGGATTTATGCGTTGGCGATTTATCAGATGTTTGGTCGGATTCCTATCAGTTTTTTATATCGTTTTATTTTAATTGACGAAACTCAGAAAGCTATGACCAAAGGTTGGGAGAAGAGACTGGAAAGAACATTAGATAATACTCTTGATAAAATTGATCAGAATAAGAAGAGTGGTATTTGGTTGCCGAAGCCCAGCCCGCTTTGTGCATGGTGTAGCTATAGTGTCACGAATCCTAAAGCACATGAATTTAAAGATGACTGTGAATATTACAGTCTTTGGACACCAGAGAATAAAGACTGGCGTGTCAACAAGCGTTATAATGCGCTTGACAAAGCGAGTAAAAAAGTAGATAATAACAATACAAAATTAAATGATGGTCGTAAATTGATTTTCTGATAGGAGATATATATGTTTTCATGTCATGGGCATACGGATCATTCAAATTATCGTCTTAGAGACGCTATTATTAAGGTGCCTGATTTTATTGAATATCATAGACAATGTGGTTGGTCAGGCTGCGTGGTAACAGAGCATGAGACAATAGGTAGTCATCTTGACGCTTTAAAGTATTTTGATTCAGTTAAGGATAAACCAGAATATAAAGGATTTAAACTGGGTCTTGGAAATGAGATTTATTTATGTCCTGAATCAATTACAGCAGATAATAAAGGAAGTAATTTTTATCCTCATTTTATCTTAATTGCGCTCGATGCTGAGGGTCATAAAGCTATTCGTGAATTAAGTACCAAAGCTTGGGTCAACAATTCATTTATGTCTGTGATGTATCGAGTGCCAACTTATTATTCTGATTTGCAGGAGCTATTGGAGAAATATAAAGGGCATTTAATTGGATCAAGTGCGTGTTTAGGGGGAAGTATTCCTAGACAGCTTATTAAATATAGAGATGAACAAGACCCTATGAAGCGTGCTCAAATCTGGGATAATATTAATTATTGGATCGAAACAATGATTGATTGGTTTGGTAATGATTATTTCTTTTTAGAGATACAACCAAATCCACATGAAGATCAGATTTTTGTTAATAAAGCTATTATTCAGCTATCTCAGGAATTAGGCGTTCCTTATATTATTACATTGGACGCCCATTATCTGAAAAAGGAAGATAGAGAAATTCATAAAGCTTTTTTGAAAGCTGCTGAAGGTGATAGAGAAGTTGATGATTTCTATACTACGACTTATATCATGACCAAAGAGGAAGTTCATAGTTATATGGATGAATCAATCGGGTATGATGCAGTTGAGTTAGGATTAAATAATACTATGCTTATTTATGATAAGATTCAGTATTATTCATTGACGAAAGAGTTGGATATTCCTTATATTCCTTTTGATTTGACAGAGCCTGATAAAGAATTATTCATTAAATATAAAGATAACATTCCCTTGTTGGATTTCTTTTATCATTCTGAATATCCCGCTGATAGGCACATGACCAGAGAATTGTTGCGATCTATTGATACAAAGAACACACATTATCAATGTCAACGTGGATATGAAATGATAGATGAATGTTTATCATATATTAAGATTTCATCTGAAGTTAACAAGGTTCGATGGTCAAAATACCTGATGCAAGTTAGAGATTATATTAAGCTTGCATGGGAAGCAGGAACATTAGTTATGCCCGGTCGTGGGTCTGGTGGTGGCTTTTGTTTACTATATCTATTAGATATTATTCAGGTTGATCCGTTACGAGAAAAGACAAAATTGTATCCATGGCGCTTCCTTAATCCATATCGAACGAGTGTTCTTGATATTGATACAGATATAGAATCAGCCAAACGAGAAGCGGTTATCCAAAAATTCATTGACACTTATGGTTCAGATAGAGTATCTAAGGTCATGACGCTTCAAACTGAGAAAAGCAAGAGTGCTATTCTTACAGCTAGTCGTGGTCTTGGCATTTCAAATGATGTAGCTTCTTATATTGCTTCTCTGGTAGTATTTGACAGGGGACAAGCACGTAGTTTAAAGACAATGTATTATGGAGATGAAGAGAATCCACCTGTCTCTGAATTTGTAAAAGAAATGAATGCCAGACCGCAGCTATGGGAAGTTGCTCAGAAAATTGAGGGACTAATTAGTGGCATCGGATCGCATGCGGGTGGAATCATTATTTGTGATAAGCCATTGACTGAATCTACCGCTTTAATGCGTACAAATTCAGGTGATGTTATTACACAATTTGATTTGCATGGTGATGAAGCAGTTTCATTGATTAAGATTGATGAGTTGTCAACAGATGCTACTGATTTGTTACATGCTACTCTAAATCTTCTTTTAAAAGACAATCAAATACAGTGGCAAGGTGATTTATATTCTACCTATATGAAATATCTTGGAATATATAATATAGATAGAGATGCACCTGAACTTTGGAAAATGATTGGTGACCAGAAAATTATGAATCTGTTTCAGTTTGATAAAGATTCGGGCAAGAAAGCATTGTCACTAGTAAAGCCACATTCAGTAGATGATTTGGCAACTATTAATTCAGTTATTCGACTCATGCCACAGAATAAAGGTGATGAGATACCTCTTGAAAAATATGCGAGATTTCATGAGAATATTCAGCTTTGGTATGATGAGATGACTGAATATGGATTAACTCAGGAAGAACAAGATATCTTAAAAGATATTTTGGGCATTTCATATGGTATTTGTGAGGCACAGGAATATCTGGTACTTTTGACGATGCATCCTAAGATTGGTGGCTTTGATTTAAGATGGAGTGACCAACTTAGGAAATCAGTAGCTAAGAAGAACCCTAAAGATTTCCTACGACTAGAAAAAGAATTCTTTGAGAATGCAAAAGAAAAGAATCTTTCTCCTAATCTGACTAATTATGTTTGGTATCAACTGATATATACTCAGAGAGGCTACGGATTTAATAAAAGTCATACACTTTGCTACAGTTGTATCGGTTTACAAGAAGCATGGTTGAATTATAAATACAATCCTATTTATTGGCAGACCGCTAATCTTATCGTTCGTTCAGGATCATATAACGCTGATGCTAATGACGCTACGGATTATGGTAAGATGGCTGTTGCTATTGCAGCGATTCAGCATGAGGGTGTTACAATATCGAATCCTGATATTAATAATCCTCAGTTTGAATTTGTACCTGATGTTAAAAATGAGCAGATTATTTTTAGTATGAAAGGTGTGAATGGTGTCAACACTGAATTGGCTCAGTCAATTATTCAGAACGCACCTTATGCCTCAATGCAGGACTTTGCAACACGCATGCTCGATACTAAAATTATTCATCCTGCTCAGATGATTAAATTAATTAAAGGTGGCTGCTTCCTTACATTGCACGATTCAGATCGTTTTAAAACGATGGAATGGTATCTTCGCAACTATTGTTTTGAACCGTTGTCAAAGTTAACGATGACACAGCTTCCTAAAATGCAGGAATTCGGTATTATTCCAGACCAGTATCGAGACAGCCTGAATTGTATTAAGATTAAACAATATGTTCTGGATGATGAAGGGCTATATAAGCTTTATATCAATCCTGATAAAAAGCTTCCTAAACGTGGCTATCATGACCGTTATTTTATTCTGGATGATATGTCGCAACCAGCTGTCAAAAAATACTTTACAGAGGAGTGTATAGTTGATGTGAAGGACGGATATTACATTATTTCAGAAAAGAAGTTTTTGAAAGAATGTGACATGCTAACGCAGCCTTTGCGTGATTGGTTTGGCTCTGAAGATGCTTTAAATACCTATAACAGTGCGCTTTTCCAGTCTCTTTGGAATGATAAAGCATCTGGTACTGAAGCATCTTGGAATATGGAAGCATGTTGTTATTATGACCAGAACCATGAATTGGACGGCATTAACGAAGCTGAATATGGTATTGTAAATTATTTTAATCTGCCTGAGAATCCTGAACCTTATACATGGTATAGGAGAAAGGTTGATGGTGAGT